CGTAAATTTTGTTGGTTTTTAAGTTCAGAACTAACACCGTCTGCTACTACCTCATAAGTATTACTGAATTTTTGTTGTGAACTTCCAGAATAGTAGATATCTCCATTATGAAATTCATATACAACCACCCTATCAGCCAATAGCTTCTCTCGAGCGTATTCTAGGGCACGATAAACATTTTCGTTTTGAACGGTATGCTTCTCAAGCTTTCCTTTTTGCCAATGTCCCGAAAGATAAGTTTTTAAAACGACCGCGCAAATTGTTGCGGCGGCACCTATGATTGCGGCAATGATATAGCTATCCATATGTACCCTAATACACTAAGCCACCACAACTTTTTCGATTTTTTCAATAATGTAGCCTAATATTTTACTCCGTTTAATATCTTTTTTGGTAAACTCAAAAGTATGAATCCCTTTCGTTTTGCTAATTTCATCATCAAACAAATCGAACATCTTACGGAATCCCGTCTTGCCATTAATGTCTGATTGTAAAAAGTCTCCACAAACAAATAACTTGGTATTTTCTCCTATTCGAGTAATGAGAGTCGTTAATTCCTTAAATGTAAAATTTTGAGCCTCGTCCGCAATAACGATTTTATTTTCCCAGCTCGCCCCCCTTAAATAATTAATAGGCATTGCTTCAATCCTACGCTTTTGAATAAGCTCTGGTATGATTGAGGGCTTTACCATCTCCCTTAGCTTATCATCTAAAGGAGCCATATACGGGTTAAATTTCTCGTCTACATCCCCAGGAAGGGAACCTAGGTTTCGTTCTCCACTTTCAACTACGGTTCTAACATAAAATAGATCAAGATCAATATTAGTGCTTAAGAAACGAAGCGCCGAATAAACGGCTACGTAGGTTTTGGTGGTACCTGCAGGGCCTGCACAAAAAACAACATTAGTTTTTGGGTCAAGAGATAAGTCTAAAAAAGATTTTTGCTTATCTGTCAGTCTTTTGGATTGGACATGAAAATGAGAAGTTAGTCCGTTAAAACCTTGAATATGTTTCGCGAGATCCCCATCAGCTGCCAGTGCCTTTTTTCTAGCCATCTATATATAATACACTTAGTATGTGTATATTAAAATATGTGGGTGAGATTTTTATTATTTTTATTATTATTTGGAGTGGTAGAATATCGCCTTATCAAAGATAATTATGATCCCCACTTGCTGAAGGCCGCACAGGAATTAAAAAAAGCTAATGTAATAATGCTTTTACAAGACGAGTCTATTAGAGAACTAATTGATATTAGCCAACGCCAACAAGATATATTATACAATTACGAAATTATAATAAAAAAATACCAACAAGAGTTGTACTATAGAGACACACTAAATAAAAGAGCATTATATGACCCAAACTGAATTTATGAAAAAACTAGCTAATAGTTATTCTTTATATGAAGCTGCCAAGTGGCTTAGTAAAATACGGATTGAATTCCAAAATAAGAACGCGGCAGACCTTCTTAAGCTAGATCGCGTAAATGAAGTACATAAAGTCCTACTTGCAGACCTTAATAAAAATGAAAAGCCAAAATGAAGCTATAGACATTTGTCTTGAGTTCGCTGATGAAATTTTTCATAATCCCGAAATCACTAACATTATTGTTCGTATAAGGAAGGACTTGGTATCAGAACTTCATTACGAATTAAATATCTTGAATTTTGGCCTCAAACGCGAGACCCGAGAGAGCTCCGAATATTCTCTCGTTAACTTTGAAAAAATTTATCCTATTGATTTTTGATTTTTTGCGTTCTGTTTGTAATATAGGGCATATGCAAGAAGAAAATACGAATTCCCCTGTGGCTACGGAACCTTCCGCAAGCGAGACTCCAACCGCAGACGGACCTTTCAACGACGAGGTCTTAGAGCAATTGAAAATGTTTGTAGCCCAGCGCATGTTTGAAGGCGTTGCCTTTACGCAGGTGCTATCGACAATTGACCTCCAATGTCGCAAGCAGGCGGTTCAGAGAATTGAGGAAGCCTCTCAGGAAGACCTGCAAGCTATTTTTGCTGATATGCAAGAATCCCTTGCAACAGCTTACGAAAGTCAAGAAGCTGAAGTAGCAGCCGCTCAAGCGCAGGCTGTAGCCGCGAGTGAAGATATTACAGCCTCTGAAACTCAAGAATGCTGCGAAAAGCCCGACGACTGCGAAACTCCCAAGGAGTGTCCTGGCGAATAGCTCTCTATAATTCTCTATAGTCCACTGTAGTGCTGAGCTACTTTCGGTTCTCTATCGTCCACTATAGCATTGGGCTACTTTCGGTTTTTTTTAAAATCGATTTTGATTATGAAAATACCCACCCCCCCGCAAGATTTCTAAATTGCGTTGAGGTTTTCTTTTGAAAAATGGGGGGGAGTGCTTGAACTGCCCCAGTTACTATCGACTATCGACTATCAATAGAGATTGCGATAAAAATGGCTATGGCTGTAATTAAGATAGGTTCAATCATTTTTAATATAAGTTAATATGTTTACTTAAACATTGCGAGCATTGCAGGACTGACTGCGTCCATGTCAATCTGTTCCTCGTCGTCTTCGTCGATGGGGTCAACGTCAACGTCGGTCTTGAGCAAGACGACTTCGTCAAGGATGTCCTCTTTCGAGGCTTGGGTTTGTGTACCGTCAATGCCTTCTTGGACATCTTGCTCAGCTTTAAGCTCAGCAAAGAGGGATTGAAGGGCGAGAGGGAGTTTTGATATACTTTTCATAATGTGGTTTTTAATTTGATTCTTTTAATAGTTTGACAGAAATTTTGACAAAGTCAAGCGAATAGGAAAGTTTTTTTCAACTTCCCTTGAGAGCCTCCAACTCTCCACGGATGTGGTTGACGTGCATTGCACGCATTGCACGCAATGAGTTCTTGCGTGACTTGTTAAGTCGTGCAGTCCACTCGTTAAGTTGGGTTTGAAGGCGAATGATTTTTTGTTCTTTTTTCATAATGTGGTTTTTAAAAGGTCTTTCTTAATTTTCTATGTAATACATTATAAAGCATTTTGCGAAAAATACAACGACAAACTTCGGCCCCGAGGCCAGTCATAGAGCCAAACAGCAAAATAAATGCACAAAAAATTGCCTAAAGCTCTCTAAATTGCGGAAAATTCGGCGGAAAATCATTTAATCGGATTAAATCGAATTTAATTCGGAATAAATACTACTTGTATGCACTTGTATGTATAAAGTCATCGGCCGCCAGCCCAGTGATAGAGCCAAATGGCACGGCGCGGGCTGCACGTCCCGTGCCAAAACCATCGGCCCGCAGCCCAGTCATAGAGCGGGCTAGCGCTCGATGCCCGACCAACACAAGAAGCAAAGGCCAACCGACCCAACGGCAAACCCTGCACATATAATAATTGTAATCATTTTTAATATAAATTATTCATCGTGCAAAATCCAAATTGCTTGATCGCTCGGCAAGTCAAGTTGATCGGTGACTTCTTCAAGCCTGTCCTCATTGGCTAAAACGCAGTCAATGCTCATGGGTAAATCTCGACCAGTATCTTTATAAAATGGATTATCCTTGCGTAAAATAATGTTGTGCTGGTTTAATGAGGTGAGGACAAAAGGGACTTCTGACAAATCTTTCATTTTGCTTTTTTGAATACTAAAACGTAATTGTTGTTTTTCTTGTCTTTAATGACTTGATACTTTTTTCCGATTGTAATCATTTTCTTTCTTAATTGTTTAAAATGTTTCTTGTGATGCGGTCAAAGGATTTGTTAATCTCTTCGTGCTGGTGTTTCTGTAAAGCCTTTTCTTGTTCATCAGTCCAAGGGGTTTCCTCGATTTCTTGAACATCAATAACCTTGGCAACCTGCCCAAAGTCTGTCCACTTGTCCCCAACCTTTAGAGCTTCATTGGTTTTGATTGACTTGCGGTGTCCAACTTCCAGCCAGGTTGATGGTGTTGCTTGGATGATTTCTAATGTTACTTGATACATGGTTTTTGATTCTTTATATAGTTTGACAGAATAATGTTTAAAGTCAAGCGTTTTCTCGCTGTAGCCTGTTAAGCTTGGCAACGAGATGCTCGCGATGCATTGCACGCATTGCACGCAATGAGTTTTTGCGTGAGCGGTTCAGCCTGTCAGTCCATTCTTGGATCTGCTTTTCAAGGCGAGCAATTTCTTGCGTTTCTGTTGCGTGAATAAGTTGGTTTTTTGTCATAATGGTTTTTTTGTTTGTGGTTTAAAATAAAGGTTTACAGATCAAGGATCTGCTTGACTACAACGCCATTGCTGGCATTGAGGAGGTGGGTAACTTCCCCACCGATTGAGGAACAATGTTCATGCTCCGCATCCCAGCGGGCGAGATTGACCTCGGCAGATTGCTTGGCAAGCTTGACGGCTTGCTTAGGTGACTTGGAGAACCCAAACCCGCAAGCGGAATCTCCAGCGTGAGGTGTGATGAAAAAGTGAGTGGCTTTGAATAACTGCATGGTTTTTATCTTTCTTGGTTAGGTCTTTCTTAATTGTCTATGTACCATTATAAAGCATTTTTCGAAAAATACAACGACAATCTTCAGCTCTGAGGCTAGTCATAGAGCCAAACAGCAAAATAATCTCATAAAAAATCGCTTAAAGCTCTTTAAATTGTGAGAAATTCAGCGGAAAATCATTTAATCGCATTTAATTCGATTTAATTCAGATTAAATACTACTTGTATGCATTTATATGCATAAAGGCATCGGCCGCCAGCCCAGTCATAGAGCCAAATGGCACGGCGCGGGCTGCACGTCCCGTGCCAAAAAACCCTGCCGAGGAGAACCACCAACCTCGACAGGGCCACCATAAATAAAAGTTAATACTTTTTAAGCAAGAAACTTCATCCAGTCCATCAGAACAACGTGCGACACATACAGAAGGGTAGTCAAGGCGAATATAATTAATGGAGTTTTCATGTTTTTGTTTTTTTTGATGATACTTAAAAGTTAATCTTTTGTAATAGCTTCGACAAATCTGACTTGGTCAAAGTTGGGATTGAGATCCTGAAATTTTACTGACAGATCAAAGGCGATAGCTTCGACAACATTCATTACTGAATTGTGGTGACTTGTAGACCCAGGAGACGCAATAGTGTAAGCCTTGTTAAGGGTTTGGGCGATAAGTTCAAAATGTTTCTTTGTCATAATAGTTTTTTCCTTCTTTTAGAATAAGTTAAATTGTAGGTTTGGGTTTTTTGTAATCACTTCGACAACACGGAAAACATTTCCGCCTTGTTTAAATAAAATGCTGTTCATCTCGCAAACGGAAAGCTTTCCGTCCGTGGTCATTGTAACGCCTGACTTGACAACAGAATTGTCATCAGGGTTGATAATATCAATTAATAGTTTATGCATGGTTTTTTTGGTTTGTGGTTTTTAATCTTAATATAATAATAGTATGACAGAATTTTTTATAAAGTCAAGCGTTTAATCTACGAGGCAGTCAGCCTTGACCCATCGAGAGTTCATCACGCAAGATCCTTCATCCTTTAAAATTTTGTTGAGATGTGAGCGACTACTGGCAACCCGAACCCGTGGCAGGCTTGACTTGTAGCAACCTTCTTGGTCAAGTGTTGTCCAGATTGCGACATTGTAATGTGTCGACCATTTGCGGATTTCAATTTTCTTTTGCATAATATGTGGTTTTTTAATTGAGTTAATTTAATTAGTTTATTCTTATAGTATGACAGAAAATGGGAAAAACTCAAGTAGAAAGATCGGCCGTGAGGCCAGTGATAGAGCCAAACAGCAAAATAATTGCATAAAAATCGCATAAAGGCCGCTCGAATCGTTAAAGTTTTTCGATTAAATCATTTAATGGGATTTAATTCGGATTAAATACTAAATAAATGTAACTTGTATGCACTATAAGCATAAAGCTATCGGCCGCCAGCCCAGTGATAGAGCCAAATGGCACGGCGCCGCCTGCACGTCCCGTGCCAAAAAAGAATTGCCCGCCGAGGAGAACCACCAACCTCGACGGGCTACCATGTCATTGTAATCAAAGTTAATCTTTTGTAACAGCTTCGACAAATCGTGCTTGGTCAAAGTTTGGATTGAGATCCTGAAATTTTACTGAGAGGTCAAAGGCGATAGCTTCAACCGCATTTTTGTTGTGGTCGTGCTTGTGTGCCTTGTTAAGTGTTTGGGCGATAAGTTCAAAATGTTTCTTTGTCATGGTCTTTTAATGTTTTTCGGTTAATGCAATAATGGTCAATCCAATAAAGGTCAATGCCGTCATGGCAATGGTGATCTCGACTAAATTGTAGGATAACCAATAAAGAGGGTTTGAAGTGATGTCTGACATGGCATTACCTTTTTAAGCACTTAGAGGCAAAACCCTTGGCAAGATCTTCGCTACCAAATTCTTTGAGGAATTGTTCAACCTCAAACACAACGGAGGAAATCGCATCGTGAGCAACCTTCTTGTGGCTTTCATTGTGGAAGGGTAACGGAAGGTTTGGGCATTTAACCTCAAGGTTAATTGCATTAATAAGGGTTTGAATCTTGGACTTTTTTGTGATGAATTTTTTCATATGGTTTTTGTTTTGTGGTTTTAATCTTAATCTTTTAATAGTCTGACAGAATTCCCTGTAATGTCAAGGCTTTTAGGAAAAAAATGGATGTTTTTTCACTTGCCAAGGCATGAAGGCAACACGCTTTTGACTGCGGTACTTACGGCAAAGGATTTGGTTGCCCAACCGATCGGTGCGGTAGTTTGGGTCAATTACTTGAAAGACAGCTCCTGTCTTGTTTGTTACTATATCATTTAATTTAATCATGACTCTAGTATGACAGAATTTTTTATAAAGTCAAGTGTTTTGTCAAAGTTTTTTTGCGGTGAACAAATGTATGCAAAATACCTACAAATCAAGTTGGCACGGCGCGAGCTGCACGCCCCGTGCCAATCTCGCTAGTGCGCGAGCAGATCCTCAAGGCATAGATCCCAATGGAGATCGGCCTTGCGCTGCAAATCTTGTTCCTCCATGTCCGTCAGGATTCTGTCCTGTTCCTCAGGTGTGGGTTGCTGGGAATCGAGCCAAGCGCCGAAGCCGTGAACAGTTAAAGCGCGTTCGGTTGAATCTTGGCGGGCGAGGTCTTGGATTGTCATAATGGTTTTTTGTGTGTGGTTAATCTTAAGTTTAAAGAATTATCTCATAATAAAAGGCTTTTGTCAATGACCTTTTTGAATCTTTTTTTGTGCTAAAAATGTATGCAGTTTTATCTTGTTTGAATTGTCGAGATCCGAAAATCGAACCATTGTGGTTGCGATGGCAAAATCGCTTGGGGCATTTGCTTTGCCGATTAACTTTGTAAGGTTGCCGATAATAATTTGTTTGTTCATGGTTTTTAATTTTCTATGGTTTTAGTATGACAGATTTTTCTGTAAAGTCAAGGGTTTTTTAATTGACCCTGTTCGCAGGGCTGGCTTGCGAAGGATGCTCGCAAGCGTGAACGCTGACAACCCTAACGCATCTACGGGAATGCTCGCCTTCTGCGCCTTCGCCAAAGAAAGAATTGACCGCTTCCTGAGCGTTTGCGCCCCAAGCTGAAGCCCTAAAGGAATGATTGGGGTTGCTGTTGGATTGAAGCAACAGGGCAAACCGAGGTTGCGCCAGTAAGGCTTGATGCTGACGGTGCAACGAATTGACTGCACGTAATTCACTTGCGGACAAGTTCTGGTTTGGTCTTCTGACTGGTTGGCTTCCCATGGTTTTTGATTTTGTGGTTTTAATTAAACTATTCTTATAGTCTGACAGAAAATTGTATAAAGTCAAGTGTTTTGTGAAAGTTTTTTCGTTAGCGCTAAATGTATGCACTTTTAATACACATGCACTTGGCACGGCGCGGGCTGCACGTCCCGTGCCAATCCTGAACGTAGGCCTGTAAGTGACTTCCGCGTCGCCCTACCCTATCGGGTAAGATAAGCGTATATAAAAATCGCTACAATAAGAATAAATACTGATTCAGCCATTAGTAAGGTCTTTGTGGGTTTTTTCGTTATCGTCTAGGTCTAACACTTTCATCCTTCGCTTTTGGGCAAGCTTTTTAGCAAAACGAACCGCCTCGATGCGCGAACTGAATTGATCCACGAGCTTGTTGTAAATACTAACATTTATCCAGTTGTCGAAGTTTACGTGTCTTTCGATTTTAATCATTATGCTATAACTTTAAAGGTTTTATTGGTGAACAGCCAAAAAGTGCCTTTGGGCATTCCCTTAACATTTGCAGGACGAAAAAAGGTCGCCTTGGTCGTGAGATCCTCTTTGACCTCGGCAACTTCAAATTCATCTCCCACGTTAAGAAGGTGTTCATTTATACGAAGTGGTTTTATAACTTTTAATCTTATCATGCTTCTAGTTTGACAGGTTTTTAGTTTTTGTCAACTCTTTTTTCTATACCAATGGGTTTGAGGGTAACGGATTTCCTTGTGCGATTAAGCTTTCAAGCTCTTTAATCTTTTTCAATTCTTCTTGCGCCCCAAGGATGAGAGAAACCGCTAAGGTATCTCCATGCTTTGCTTTTTCAAAATTGTCGGCGAGGATCATTGCTAGTGTTTCTTTTGTCATGTTTTATAATTTTCTATGTGTTTTACGATTTTCTATATCTTTAAGTATGTAGGCTTTAAGGCGTTTCTTCCAGTTGTTAAAATTTTGATCTTTCATGCGTTAACGTAGTTTTCGAGTAATCTTTTTGTTTCGGTGGATGCAGATCCAGCGTAGTGTTTCCACTCGCCATCTACTTTTTTAAAGAGGTGACTCCATTTTGCATAATAGTCAAACATTCTCAAGAGTCCGTTAGGTAATAATTCTGGTTGTCCGTAATAGTTCATGATTTTTTCTTTTGGATTCTTTCCATCACTATAGTTGCCCGCTCCTTTGCGTCTTCTACGCTCAAGTGACTGCAAACTCTTTTGAAGGTTTCCCAGTCCAGCCGAGGCTCAGGCAAGGACAACCAAACTACTTTTCTTTTCCAACTTTTCATAACCTTAGTATGACAACATTTTACGTAAAGTCAAGGGTTAATCGCAAAAAAAGTAAAATAATTTAACCTAGTGTTTGTATGCACTTGTATGCACTTGTCGGCCGTCAGCCCAGTGATAGAGCCAATTGGCACGGGGCGTGCTGCACGTCCCGTGCCAAAAAAGCCCTGCCGAGGAGAACCACCAACCTCGACAGGGCGCACCATGCCTATACAAAAGTTAATACTTTTTAATACTTATGCAGTATCAAGCTCTTCTTGAAAATCAATTTTCTCTCCAATCTTTTGTTTGATCCACTCTTGGACATCATCCGCTTGGAGCTTTGCCATTAGATAGCTGATCTGTTCTGGACTTTGCCAGCCAATAACATCATCAGCGCAAGAAAGCGGAATCCACTCCTTGCCTTGAAACGCTCCTACTTCGTAAAGGTCAGACTCAACGCTTCCATAAAGACCTCGGCCAGCTACGACAGAAATTGAGATGCTGTTGCCAAGCTTGCAACTAGCTTGAACGCTTTCCGAGTTGTTTGCGTGAGGTTTAAATTCTAAGTCTTTGAATAATTTCATGGTAATAATAATGTAGTAGTTTTAGGTTTTTGTCAAGTAGAATTTTAATTCTTCCGAGTAAGGTTTCCAAGCTTGGTCTTTCATAGGTTTAAGAATTTTCGTCTTCCATGTCAGAAAAAACCTCGTTAAGCTCATCATGGTCGAGAGCCGAGTCTGTCCAGCTTACTCCGTCAGGAGTCTCGAAAGCTAGACTGGTAGTTTCGTTGACTTCCTTCATGCCAGCGACAAAATCGAGATAGTTTGAAAAATACTTTGCGAAATTATAAATTCCTTCATCTCCGCCAATCCAAAGGGCGACGTTCCAGGTTGCGTGATTGCTCCAGCCGTTGTATTCGTTTTCTTGTGTCATAATTTTTTTTGGTTCGTTTAATTTTGTACCTTTTAGTATGACAGAATTTTACATGAAGTCAAGTAATAATTGAAAAAAGATAAAGTTTTTTTGCCTGCCTTAAGATATATGCAAAATGCATACAAATGTAATTGGCACGGGGCGTGCAGCCCGCCGCGTGCCAATCTCACATGGCATGGTAGCAGAGCGGGGTGATGGGCTTTTTATGCAAAATGATTACATATCGTGGAACGAGTGATAACCATAATCGAGATCCACGGCCTCGTCCTGCCTCCACTGGTTTTGACCAGTAGCATCAGGAGACTGAGCATCCGCCAGAAACTCCTGAGCGTCTTGGCGTGCGTCGCGCTCACCAGCCTGATACTGGTCGGCCCAGATCCGCCAGTTGTCGCCCGTGTCGGCATAAACGGAGGGATTCATGCAATTGGACTCCCGACCCTCAAAGCCTGCATCGAATGCATCCTTGGCGAGTTGGTTGGTGTCGGTGATGTAAGTTTTGGTTGGATCGGACATGGTTTTTATTCTATAGGTTAATCTTAATTATAATAATAGTATGACAGAAAATTTAGTGAAGTCAAGGCTTTTAGGAAAAAAATGGATGCTTTTTTAATCCCTTGCAACGGATGCCATGCCTGACTTGTGACTGATACAAACGGCAATTTGCAACTTCGCCCCAACTAGGATGATTGACAATTTCTTCAATCTCGTAAATTTCTCCTGTACTGGCGGTAACAATGTCGCCCTTTTTTAATGTGGTTTTTACTTTAATCATAACCCTAGTATGACAGAAAAATCTATAAAGTCAAGAATCAATTACACAAAAAATAAAGTTTTTTTGCGGTGGACAAATGTATGCATTTTGCATACAAATTAAGTTGGCACGGCGCGGGCTGCACGTTCCGTGCCAATCCTGAGATTGCCAAATCCCCGCAGGCTTCCTCCTAAGGGTAATATTTGGAGCTTCTCTATTTAGCTCCTATTTGGAGCTTCTCTATTTAGCCCCTATTTGGGCAAAGGACATATAATTTTTCTTGCGCCTCTTTTCTTTCTTCGGCCTCTCCATGCACCATAAGATCAAGAAGGTAATCAATCAATTGTACCCTTGACATATTCATGTCCTTAATGGCAGGATCTGTTTCTATTGTATCTATTGTATGCATAATTAATCAATTCTTTCTATCCTGCCTTGAATGGCGTTTCAACATCCAGATTTAAAGATTCTGCATTTATATAAAACATTTCTTCATCCTTCTCCATCGTTGCGTATATATCATCATATACATATTGACACAAATCTTTAAGGTCAAGACCATCAACAATCTGCTCTGCTACTTTTTCTATGTTTTCTTTTGTGTATTCCATAATTAATTTATTTTACCTAACCATGTGCTTGATCCAACCAAAATAATGACTGATGCGATTGATGCTAGTATTGCGATAATAATGCTCATTTGTTTTCTTTCTTTAGTGTTGTTGTTAATTTATCCTTAGTCAACGGGGTATTTTTCCATTACTTCTGTAAGTTCATAATCTTTCTCTGACCAAAATAGGTCTTCTTCAAAACAATAGTATGCATGGCTCTTTGAGGGCTTGTGCCAGACATAAAGGAATGTCTTGTGGTTCGCCCCAGTAAAAGGACATTCTGTTCCTCCGCACCCGACTTCA